GCAGGTAGAGCTAGAATTACTTCTATTCAAGGTTTAGGAATAGCAAGTTCTACTTTACTTATATACGATGCAGCAACTGCAGGAGCAGCAGGAGCAGGTAACTTAAAAGCTACCTATAAATTTGGAACAGAAGGACTAGAAGTTTATGTTCCAGGTTCTGGAATTTTATTTAAAGATGGAATTGTTTTTAATTTAGCTGGAGCAGGTGGAAGCGTTACTGTAACAATAACCGGAGCGTAAATTTTAAATGGCGACTATTACTTTTACAGTCACCGTCGCAAGTGGCACTAATGCCTTTGGCACTGCTAATAAATTTTTTATTAACGGTGAAGTAAGTCCTACTTTAGAGTTACAAGAAGGCAATACTTATATATTTGATCAATCAGACGCAAGTAATACTAATTTTATTTTAGCGTTGTCTAGTACAAAAGATGGAACAAATACTGCAGGTGGTGCAGCTTATACAACAGGTGTGACTACAACAGGTACTGTTGGGCAAGCGGGAGCAAATACAACTATAATTGTTGCTCAAGTTTCTGAAATAGGAGCTCCTAATTTATTTTATTTTTGTGCTGCTTTAGCAGGGATGGGTAATATTGCTAATACTATTTCAGCTACTTCAGGAAAAAGTAATCTTTTTAATCCACAAATAGACGATATTATAGAAGAAGCATTTGAAAGAACTAATATAAGAGGAACTAGAACAGGTTATCAATTAAGATCTGCTAGACGTTCTTTAAATATTATGTTTCAAGAATGGGCAAATAGAGGAGTTCATTTATGGAAAGTGAAATTGGCAAAAGTTCCATTAATTCAAGGTCAAGCAGAATATAGTTATGCAACTGATTCTGTTAATTTTCCAGATGACATAAGTTCAGTTCTTGAAGCATATTATAGAAATAATTCAACAACAACTAATCCTCAAGATATATCTCTTACTCAAATTAGTAGATCTGCTTATAATTCAACTCCAAATAAATTAACAAAAGGAACTCCTTCTCAATTTTATGTAGACAGAAAAATTGATCCAAGCATATTTTTATATGCTACTCCTAGTTCAAGTGTTTCAAGTACAACTACTCCTAGTAGCTTTCAATTTTGTTTTTATTATTTAGCACAAATAGAAAACCCAGGATCTTATTCTAATACTTCAGACATAGTAAATAGATTTTATCCATGTATGATGTCAGGTCTAGCTTATTATTTAAGTATGAAATATTCTCCAATACGAACTCAAGAACTTGAAAGAATTTATGAAAGTGAATTATTAAGAGCCTTGGATGCAGACAACCAAGGAACATCTACATTTATTTCACCAGATACTTTTTATGGTGATGGAGTTTTATCATAATGGGAGTGTTTGCTAGAGGTAAAAAAGCTTTATCTATTTCTGATAGATCTGGATTAAGATTTCCATATACGGAAATGGTTAGAGAATGGAATGGTTCATTAGTTCATTATTCTGAATACGAAATAAAACAACCACAACTTACTCCTAGACCTGTAGGATCAGACCCACAAGCTTTACAAAATCCAAGAGTGCAGAGAGAGGGTACTCCACAACTAATTTTACTACAACCTAATCCTTTTGAAGTTATTATTTTTGGTGGAAATACATTTGTTAATGTTTATTCATTAGATCACCAAAGAAAAGCCGCAAGTGTTGTTAGACTTAGAGGAGCTCCTCAAGTCATTGCATCAGGCGCAGGTGGAGCAGATTCTCTTAATTTACAATCATATGCTCCTATTTCTGCAATATCTGCAGTAACTGATATAGATTCAGCAACTGGTTTTACAATTCAATTAGGTAAAATAGATAATGTAGGAAATGTAACACAAGCAACTACTACAGATCCTTTAACAAATCCTATTAGTTATTTTTATTTTCAAAGTACTAGTAATGCATCTGCATCTGGTGTAAAAGGTGGAGGAGCAAACTGTTCAGCAGGACCTGTAACATTAAAAGGAATATAATATGGCATACACTTTATTAAATTTACAAACAGATATTAGAGGATATACGGAAGTTGATAACAACCCCAATAACACTCCTCTTGTTTTAACGGATGCTGTTTTAGATACTATTATTAAAAATTCAGAAAATCAAATATATAGATCAGTCCCTACTGATCAAAATACTAAGTATGCAACATCTATTTTAATTATAGGAAATAGATATGTAACTATTCCAAATGATTTTAAATCTTTTAATTATGTTCAATTAACTGATTCTTCTGGAAATCAAACTTTTTTAGAACAAAGAGATCCTAGTTTTATGGCTGAGTATTATTCCACACCTAACACACAAAATGTTAATATTCCTAAATACTATGGTAATTGGGATGAAACTTTTTGGGTTGTAGCACCTACACCTGATAAAAGTTACGAAATTACTATATCTTATAACCAACAACCTACAAGTATAACTGATACAACAACTCCAACTTTGGCTCCAATAGCTCTAAATGGAAGTTATTTATCTAATAATTATCAAGATGTACTTCTATATAAATGTCTAATAAATACATATGGGTACTTGAAAGGTCCGGCAGATATGATACAATATTACCAAGGGCAATTTGATAGTGCTCTTACCACGTATGCAACTGAACAAATTGGTTACAGACGCAGAGATGAATATGAAGATGGCATGATTCGTCAACAAATAAAATCTAAATCATCATCTAGTTACGGAACAAATTAATTAAGGAGATAAAATAAAATGGCAAATATAATACCGTTCGCATTTAGAGGAGAACTCTTTTCGGGAACACATGATTTTTCTAATGGAGGAAACTCATTTAAAATAGCTTTATACACAGGAAATCCATATAGTACTTCAAGCACAGAGTATCTTACAGCACAAGAAGTAAGTGCTTCTAATACTGGATACACAACAGGAGGAAAAGTTTTAGCGGGTCAAGCAGTAGCAAGTGGTACTGCAGTAGCATCTGTTGATTTTACTGATTCATCAATTACCAGTGCTACGTTTACAGCAGCTTTTGCAGCAATTTATAATGATACCAATGCAGACAAGTTATGTGTTGTATTAGATTTTGGTGGAAATAAAACTGCTACTAACGGTACATTTACAATTGCATTTCCTAATCCATCAACACCTGCTAATGCGATTATAAGCATGGCATAAGGATAAAATAAATGGCTTTAGTTTTAAACGACAGAGTAAAAGAAACTAGTACTACAACTGGGACAGGTGTTTTTAGTTTAGCTGGTGCAGTTTCAGGTTTTGAAGGCTTTGTTGTTGGTATTGGAAATTCCAATACAACCTACTATGCAATTTTTAATGGTGGTACAGATGAATGGGAAGTTGGTCTAGGAACAATTGCGGATGCAAGTCCTGACACACTAACTAGAACTACAGTTATTACAAGTTCTAATTCTGACAATGCCGTAAATTTTACATCGGGTACTAAAGACGTATTTTGTACTTTACCTGCAAGTAAAGCAGTTTATTTAGATGCAAGTGGTAATGCTGTTGGTGTTCAAGGTGGAAATATTACAACTTTTGGATCAAGTTTTTCTAATTACAATAACATTACTTCTAACGCAACAACCACATTAGCTACAACAAAAAATGCTTTTTTAATGGGTTTAATAACGGTTAGTAATAATGCAATATGGACTGTTGAAGGAAACGGGGCATTAACTATTATTTAAAAATAACAATAAAAACAATTTGTTTTTTACTAAAAACGGAGATATAATAAATCATGGCAAGTCAAATAAAAGTAGATCAATTAGCAGGAGCAGCGGGAAATACAGTAACAGTTCCGGCTGGCCAAACATTAGATGTTTTAGGAACTCTAGATATAGATGGTGGTACACTAGTATTACCTAATACGGTAGTAACTACAACAGGAACACAGACTTTAACAAACAAAACTATTAACGCTTCACAATTAGTTGACTCAAGTGTCGCTACTGGAAAAGTAGCTGATAACGCAATCACACTAGCAAAAATGGCTAGTGGTACAGATGGAAACATTATTTCTTATGATGCAAGTGGTAATCCAGTTGCAGTAGCAACAGGTAGTTCAGGGCAAGTTTTAACTTCAGCAGGCGCTGGCGCAGTACCTTCTTTTCAAGCAGTTTCAGGAGGCGATGTAACTCTTAACGGAACACAGACTTTAACAAACAAAACTTTAACAGCACCTAAAATTGGAACTTCTATTTTAGATACTAACGGAAATGAACTAGCTTTACTTACAGCTACAGGTTCTGCTGTAAATGAATTTACAATAGCTAACGCCGCATCAGGCGGTGGACCAAGATTATCAGCAACAGGTGAAACTAACGTTGATTTAGATTTATTAGCAAAAGG